GGTCTTTGTCGGTCAGATAGTCGGCCTTCGTGAGGCCCAAGGCACGGCTGCAGGCGCTGTGAATGGTCCTCAACCACGGCAGGTCTGCGGGCGGGATGTGCAGCCTGTCCCGGAACCGCTCAGAGGCCTCACGCCGAGCAGCGCGGGTGTAGGTGGCGAAGCCCAGAAGCTCGGGCGGTAGGCCCTCCTCGAGCCAGCCTTGAGCGACCTCGAGCAGGGTGGTGGTCTTGCCGGTTCCCGGTGGGCCGAGGATGAGTTCACGCCTCATTTGGGCCCGCCCTGAAGCACGATCAGCTTGGGCCGGGGCTCTGCTCTCGGTCCCCGCCCCCTAGTGTGGGCCTTGCGGGGCCTGCGGACGCCGTAGAGCCAGGTGTGGTGCTCCTTGCCATCGATCATGTAGGTGCGGCTGATCCGCTTACCCTCAACCCGCTCGCCGGGCTGCGGCGCCAGCACCCAGCACAGCGCCGAGTGGCTGCCCACATCGTGCTCTGCCCTGGTGTGGGCGGGCGTTTCCGATGATGTCGGCGGGTCTGTTTGCTCTGCGATTCGGGCAATCCGAAGGGTGCCCCGTGCGCTGTCCCTAAGCGTCAACCGGACGATGCTCTGCCCGGCTGCGCGAGCCCGCCTGCGGCGGGCCCGGCTCTTGAGCTTCACTGTCTGGGTGTAGGCGACGGCAGGGTTCAACAGGGCCCGCAGGGCGGCGGTCGCCAAAAAAACAGACGTGTATTGTCCGCAATCAAGAAAATTTAGCATTTCCTTTTTGAATTCGGGCCCCTGCTCGCCCCAGATCAGGCCCTCTATAAGGTCGACCGGGCTCCCGGAGCTTGTCCTAGCCAGCCCCGGGGAGAGCATTGTCCGTTTGGGACTCGTGTTATCTGTGGCCTCTCGCTGCGTCTGTTCGCTTGGAATCCACATCCACTTTCCTGACCACTGCTCTCTGGGGCTCGGGTCAGGGGGGCAGAACACGATCCCCCCTACGGTGTCCGGTACGTGACCAAGGCGGGCAATCTGGTCCATGTCGTGCGTCGGCCTCGAGAACAGAAGCTCAAACGCCGCACCCGGCTTGGGGGCAAGCTCGCCGCAGAGGGGTGGGCAGTCCGCCCAGCAGCCGAGCAATTGATCCATTGTTTCGGCTGTCAGTATTACGCTTTTCATGCCCGAATTGACATATGTGTGGATGGCGGCCAAGGCGGCATCAAGGCTGGCGTCTCCGTAGGCGGCGTTTTCTTCGAGCAGTTGGTCCAGAGATATTTTCCGCGCCCGCTTAAAGCCGCTCGGCTCGAAATCGGCAATGCTTGCGCCCGACCAGCCGTTAGCTCCCGTGTGATCGCGGCTCATGGCAGATACGCCAGTTCGCACGGCATCGAGGCCCGCTCGATGGTGGTCATGATCTGATCGACAGACTCCATGCCGTCGGTGGTGAACCCGTACTCGTCGCCCTGGTGCTCGACGATCACCGTTGCACCTTGCAACAGCTCCTCATCGGTGAACCCATCGAGGGCGCAGTAAAGCAGTTGCTTGACGGCCATTAAGACGGCTTTTTGGTTGGGGGTCATTGGGCACCTGCCAGGCGGTTCGCGAGGCGGCGGTCTGTGACGACGATCACACGCTGGACGCGCGGGCGGGCCTTGTGGAGGCGGCGGGCGATCTTGCCCGACATCCCTGGGAGCTGGCAAGCGGTCTCGATGTCGAGGGCTTCACATGCTGGAGGTGTGGCCTTGCGGGTTGTGTGGCGGCCGGAGCCGTTGGTCCATTCGGACGTTGGGACGATCCCGCCATTGGCGGCGATTAGCTCGGCAAGCACGCGGCGTTGGGTTTTGTTGGTGGGCATGTCGGTTGCTCCGTGGGGGCTGGGCCCCCGGTTGTGGTTTAGTCGGTGCGGCTTGCTTTGCGGGTGAAGCTGTCGAGGTTCGTGGTTCCGTCCCAACTGTTGGCCTGCAGACCTCGGAAGGCCTTGAGGATGCGTGCGGCCGTCTTCAGCTCTGCATCGGTGAGGTCGTCGGCGTCTCCGACGGTCATGTCTTTAAGGACGGCCCACTTGGCGATGAGGGACTGCGCGGTGGCTCGCGGCGTCCATCCGATGTTTGGGGGATACCGGTTTTGCTTGTGGCTCCATGGCACAGAGAGCGAGCCGTCTGGGAAGAAAAAGAGGCGGCGGGCGGGGCCGGGTCCCCGGCGGTTGCCGGTCCACACGTTGGCCAGGGTGTCGGTGTGCTGAAAGCCCGCGGCGGGGTTGCTGATGATAAAGTCAACGAGCTTGGCTTCGGATGCGGTGAGGTGGGTTGCTTCGGTTGCGGTGGTCATGTTGTGCTCCGTGTTGGTAAGTACACTTAACCATGTATGCGCACAGCGCACAACCACTAAAATGAATTATTTTTTCGACTGTCTTGGTTTCAGTGTGTTTTCAGTCACTTAGCTACCACTTCTCCAGACGCCCAGTCGAACCCTTGCGCATCCACCGAGGGCGCTACGGGTACAGGTGGTGGCGTGTGGCCGGTGTCTTTGGCCAGGTCTTCGGGCTCCCGCTCCTCGGGGCTGACCCACGCGCGGGCCTGCTTGCCGTCGATGGTCACCGCCTGGGGTCGCCAGCCTATCTCGCGGAGGTGCTGGGCCAGCTCGGGCCTGGTCAGGTCCTGGTTGTCATGCCGCAGGGAAGCGAGCAAGGGCTTGAGTCTGATCGCCCACCGCTCGCCTGTGGGCACCATCATCCCGCGGTAGAAGTCATCGACACAGTCGCCTTGGCCTACGGTCTCGAGTGCGTCTCTGACCTCCTCGTCAATGCCTCCCCACCGAGACGCCTCTGGCGGTTGCTCGTGGTGGGTTGCAGATGACAGCACCGCATCGACCCACCCCTGGTAGGCGCCGCCCTTGTGGGGTGGCAGCTCCACGATCTTGAAGAGGGCCTCGGCGATCCGCTGCTGGGTCTTGGCCCGACTCATGAGCTGCGCCACCGACATCTCAAACGAGGTTGGGCCCGATGTGAGCACCAGCCGGGGCGGGTCGGTGGTGTAGATGGCCAAGCTGTCGGGCTTCCAGGCCTCGTCGATCTGCTGCTGGCTGCGCCGCTTGGTCTCGGCCTTCTTGGCCTGCCTGCCGGCCTCTTGGGTTGCGCGGTAGGTCGCCTTCCTGTCGGCGACGTAGGCCTGCGCCCGCCCCACCGTGCGCCGCAGGTGCCGCGCTGGCTTAGCTCGCGCCGCGCCGTCAGGCCTGGACAGCACCGCCGACGCGGCATCCTCTGCCGTGCCTCCTTGGAACAGCACATCGACCGCGACCGTGAAGTCGTACCCGCTGCTGGTGGTGTCGTCGTCGCTGCTCTTGCCGCGGCCCTCCCAGTGGGCCTTGATCTGCTGGTTGCCGTCGAGGATGGCCTTCGCGTTGCGCGTTAGCTCTGTCGGGGCGTTGATGGCGATGCCCTCGCCCAGCGTCGGGCGCTCTGGTAGGGCGGGCACCTGCTCGTCGAGATCCTCGTAGTGGTAGCGGTGGTCAGGAGACATGTCCTCAATGACCACCTGGACCGCGCGGGCGGGATCTTTCATGTTCCAGCTCCCCGGCAGGCGAAGCATGCGGGCCGCGTCGTGGCAGGAGTCGGCTCCCAAGATTGCGCCCAGACGGCGTGAGAGGTCCGACAACGCCTTAGGGGGCTGTGCCTCGCTTAGAAGCCAGTAGAGGTGCACTCCGTGGGCTGTGGCGACGGTGATCGAGGGTTTCCAGGCCAGCCCACCTATACGCGTGCGCGCTTCCTTCTCTCCCTTGGCGTAGTCCTTGAAGTCGAGGTCAGCCCACAGCACCGCAGCGGACACGGTGTCGTCCGCCTTGGACATCCCTGTGTCCTTGCGCGGCAGCACTCCGAAGAACACCGCCGAGCGCCTGGCCTTGGCCCAGTCGATGATCCCCGCCAGCTTCGGTGCGAGCTGGCCCGCGCTCGGGTACCAGCGTCGGGTGATCAGATCGCTCGGTTCTCGCTTCTCGCCCGTGGCCCGGTCGACCAACAACCGGAGTTCAATGTGCCCCTCGTCAGCGTCGGCGTGGATGGTCTCAAGGAAGGCGAGGATCTGGTCTTGGGGCACGGTGGTGGTCTCCATGGGAAGGTGCCCACGACCCGAAGACGGCGTGTCACAGTTTGCCGCCCTCGGGTCGGGGCTTCGTACAAGGTGCCGCTGTGACGGCTTGCCCAACCAGCATAGCAGAGGCCGCCGATGCGGGCAACGCCCAGGGCTGCGCTTCTTACGCGCGTAGAACATTGAGCAAAATAAATTACTTTTCTCAATAAAGGTTTTCAACTTCTCTGAAACAAGTGTGTGTTGTGTACTGGCCAGAGGAGCGCGCGCGGGCGGGGACTCCTCCAATCTGACTACACACACACTACATCTGGGGAAGTTGAAAACGCTTATTGAGAAAAGTAATTTATTTTGCTCACCTTTCTACGCGCGTAGGAATGGATGGAGGTGTTGAGCGGGCCTGGTGATCGGGATCGCGTTGGTTGGGCTGTGGTGGGCCCTGTGTTGGGGGTGCTGGCTTGGGTTGTCGGGATGGGTTCGAGCGGGTGTGGGCACCACCTACGGGCGTTATGGGCGATGGTCGGGTACTATGGGGCCATGGCAAGAGGAAGCGCCACTCTCGACAAAGTGCGGGGTCACCGCAAGAACAACGCGGCCGACGTGGCGCGGCGCAAGCGCGACGTCGAGCGGGCCATGATGCACATGCCCTGGACGCTGGAGACCCAGCACCGGCTTGGGGAGCTGCACGAGGTCAGCGCCAGGCAGATCCGCGAGGACGCGAAGAGCATCCGCGCACTATGGGCCGAGCAGATCACGCTCCAGAACATCGACCAACGGCGGGCCGACTGGCTGGCTCGGGTCCACGCGGCACAGCACGAGGCGCGCAAGGACCGCCAGCACAACGCGCTGACGCGCCTGCTACGGCTCGAGGCCAACGTGTCGGGCCTGGACAACCCGCTACAGGTGGAGGTTACCCACAAGGCCGAGCAGCTTGCGCCTATTGAGCAAGCGCGGGCCATTGTGGATAACTACGACGCCGCCAAGGCGTACCTCGAGGCGGCTGAACCCTTGACCATTGAGGCAGACTATGAACCGGCAGAGTGAACCCGCAGCCGAGTGGCTCGAGGTAGGCGACTTGACACCGTGGGCAGACAACCCGCGCGTCAACGATCACGCAGTTGGGCAGGTGGCCAAGAGCATCGAGCGGTTCGGGTTCGCGGCGCCCATCGTCGCCAGGCGAGACGGCGATGGCCTTGAGGTGGTGGCGGGCCACACGCGGCTCAAGGCGGCGCGGCAGCTTGGGCTTGACCGGGTGCCCGTGCGGGTGCTGGACCTCGACCCTGCGGACGCTCGCCTGCTTGCCCTGGCGGACAATCGCCTCGGTGAGCTGGCCGACTGGTCTGACGACCTGGGCGACCTCATGCAACGGCTGGACGACGAGGGCCTTGACCTTGAGGGCCTGGGCTGGTCTGACGAGGAGTTAGCCGCGCTGCTTGCGCCCGAGGCCATCGAGGCAGAGCCCGAGCCAGAGCCCGACCTTGACGGCACGCCTGACGAGGTCCCCGCCGTCACCCAGCCCGGCGACGTGGTTGAGTTGGGCAGGCACGTCCTTCACTGTGGCGACTGCCTCGAGGTCATGCGGGCGATGCCTGACAACTCCATCGATTCGGTTGTGACTGATCCTCCGTACGGGATCGGGTTCATGGGCAAGAACTGGGATTGCTCCGTACCCGGTGAGGACTTCGCTCGAGAGGCACTTCGTGTGCTCAAGCCGGGCGGGCATTTGATCGCGTTCGCTGCTACTCGCACCGTTCACCGGCTGGCGGTTGCCGTTGAGGACGCTGGGTTTGAGTTGCGCGATCAGATCGCTTGGGTCCAGTGGCAGGGGTTCCCGAAGTCGCACAACGTATCCATCGCCATCGACGCGATGCACGGGGCCGAGCGGGAGGTTATCGGGCGTCAGAAATTGACAGGCACAGCGCGGAGGGGCGTTGACGGTTCGTCTCACGGGGCAGCAAGGACAAACGCCGCCGACCACAAAGAGCGGCTACCGACAACCATTAACCTAACAGCGCCCGCAACCGAGGACGCCCAGAAGTGGGAAGGCTGGGGCACCGCACTCAAGCCTGCCTATGAGCCCGCGATCCTTGCACGCAAACCTCTCGAGGGAACGGTCGCTGCCAATGTGCTCAAGTGGGGCACCGGAGCGATCAACGTTGACGGCTGCCGGATTGCATACGGGGATCCGGCTTGGCCAGGGCCGGGTGATAGACCGCCCGCGGTAACCCAGGGAGCCACTGATCGGATCTATGGCGGCGGGGCGGGGTTGAGACATGAGCCGACATCCTTCGATGTATCCGACCTAGGCCGCTGGCCCGCCAACCTGTACCACTGCCCCAAGCCGTCCCGAGGCGAGCGCGAGGCTGGGTGTGAGGATCTGCCAACCACTGGCGGCGGGGCATACGAATTCGGGCAAGACGGAAGCCTCGACGGGCGGGCCCAGCCAATGGTCAAAAACGCGCACCCAACGGTCAAGCCATCCCGCATCATGCGCTGGCTGGTTCGGATGGTGACGCCGCCTGGGGCAACGGTCCTCGAGCCCTTCGCCGGTTCGGGCACTACGCTTCTCGCTGCTCAAGTGGAGGGCGCCAAGTGCATCGCCATCGAGAGTGAGCCCGCCTACTGCGACATCATCCGCGCCCGATGGTCGGGCCTTGAGTAAACACCCCGTCCTGCTGGCCCCAGCGGCCCAACGCGCTCTCGACTGGATGGAGGGCAGGGCAGAGAACCCGCTCGCCTACGCCACCCTGTGGGACCGAGCTAAGCCGCGCACCAGCCAACGCCGCGCGCTGCAGAGCTTGGGCGATGTGGCAACGGTCATCCTCGGCGGCAACCGCTCGGGCAAGACCACCAGCGCTGCGCAGCTTGTTGCCGCGGCGGCGATGGGCAGAGACGATCCAGCCGTCCGGGTCTGGCTGCGGGTCAACAAGATCCCCGCCCACTACATCCCCAAGGTAGCTGGCCATGTCTGGGCTGTGGCCCTCGACTCGGGCGACTCTCGCGAGTACGTGCGGCCGGCTGTAGCGCAGTACCTGCCACCGGGCACCAAGTGGCGCAACCGTGACGGCTTCGGACGGGCAGAGGCGATCACGCCCCAGGGCGGGAAGGTCTCCTTCTTGTCTGCCGACGCTGGGCGCGATGGCTTCCAAGGCACGGCGGTTGACCTGGTCTGGTTGGACGAGGAGCCCACCGGCGCGCGGGGGCTGGCGGTTGTCAATGAGTGCCTTATGCGGCTGGTGGATCGCCGGGGTCGGCTGGTCTGCACGATGACGCCGCTATCGGGGATGACTTGGCTCTATGACCGTTGGGTGGCCGAGACGCCCGCAGACGCTCGCGTCCACTGGATCCACGGCATGGACAACCCGCACATCCCCGCCGACGCGCTCCAGGCTCTGCTTGCGCAGTTCGGGCCACACGAGCGGGCAGCGCGGGAGCGCGGCGAGTTTGCCGTCATCGAG